TCGTTGCAGATTTCGGCGAGACCGTTCAGGTGGAGGATGCGCGCACCCTGGCCGGCCTGATACGTGTCGATGGCCAACCGCGCCGACATGGTCAGGGCCGCGCTCTGCATCTTCGACTGGATGATGCTGATTGCCGCCTGCGGACCCCGGTTGTAGATGTTGATCTGCTCCAGCCATTCGGTAACCGGCACAAAGTACTGCTTCGGCTGCCAGTTGCCACCCGTGATGGTCTGCTTGCGGGTAATCGGGAATGTGTCGCCGGGCGAGAAGGCGCCGCCGCCTTCGGCCGCATACAGGAAGTCCTGTTGGATCGACTGCCCACCGGGGTAAGATTCGAGGCGATTGGCGCGCAGCATCGCCAGAAGCGGGTCGGACATCATCACGTTGTCCGAGACTTCCGGGACAATCGTGCGCTGCGTGGTTGCGTTCAGTTCGGGGAGAAAGCCCTCGACTTCAAAAGCGGGCTGTGCCATGTGAAAACTCCGAGAAAAAGGGCGGCGTTACGCCACCCCAGTGAATTTGCTGCCAAGCCGAGCCGTAAGATCTGCGACTGCGTCGGCAGTCACATCCCGCTTGCCGCTTGACTCGGCTGCGCGGGCATTGATGGTGTCGATCAGCGAGTTGCCCATCCGCGGGAAGCCCACAGGGAGCTTGGCGGTGCTCATCGCTTCGCGAGCGCCGTCTTCGCGCGCCCGTTTGAGCTGTTCGGCGAACTCCTCGTCGCGACGTTCGGCAACGCGAGGAGCGGTAAACATTTCATACGCCTGCTTAAGATCGGCAACGCCCTTGTCGGCGGCAAACCTGAGCAGGTCTTGCGTCGGCAGTGGCTCTTTGAAACTGTCGCGATGCGACAATTTGAGGTCCGTGAGGACATCGGCAAAGGCGACCATCTGCTGCGACCGTTCGGCGAGCTTGGTTTCAAGCAGCGAGGCGACTTCCTCTTTGCTAAAGCCAGGCACCGCTTTGGCGGGCGCGGTTGTATCAATCGAGCCGTACGTTTGTTCGTACTGACGGAGCCGTTCGGTGGCGGTGGACAGTTCCGAGTAAGACGCTTCGCCCCACTTGTTCCACTTGTCGGCAATATCGCGAGCTGCGGCGATTTCTGCCTGAGCTTGCGCAAGTGCCGCTTCACGCTCGGCCTTGGCTTCATCCATGTAGCGGCTAAACTCGCTCTGCCGGAGGAAGCCCTCGCGGGCCTTTGCGCTTCCCGTAATCGATTCCGCGACCTTGTCGCGAATCTCCTCCGGGAATTCCTGCACCAATTCGGCGGCAAACGCCGCGAACGCTTCGTCCTTACTTAGTTTCTTAGCCATTGGGGGTGTGTAGTCCAGCACCGACGCAGCGCACGCCGCGCGAAAGTGCCTCTAAACAGACCGCCAAAGTGGACGGCCCGATCCGGAGCCTTTCAAGCCCCGAAGGTCAAACACGGGCTTTTTAATGGGTAAAAAGCCCGAAAATCGAGGTTACAGCCCGGAAATCCGGGATGATCCGTCAGGAATCATCCCCGCATCCGGGGTCAAGCCGCCGCCCGTCATCGCGCCAGCCTGCGAGGCCGAAGCGACAATCTGGCGCAACGTCATAATCATCTGGGCGATGGTTTCGCCCTGCTGGGGGGCCGCCTGGAGCAGCAGCTTCAAGGCTTGGTCGATTTCCATGCCGAGCTTGCTGATGGCAGAGCCGGTCTGAGCAACGCCCGCCGGTTCAAGGGTGGGCTGGAGCATCGAAAGGGCGCCAGCGTAAGGGGAGGGGCCGCCGGGCATCCCCGGCGGCGACAGCGGAGGCAGCATTAGCGTCCTATTTCGACTTCCGACCGACGAGCTTGGGACCAACAGCGTCTTTGAACGGAGTTTTGATAATAGGCGCGGCGGGGGCTTTCGACTTCATAACGGGGAACATAGCACAAATGCCAAGACACTGTCAAGTTTTGGCACGATCTGTGCATACGAGGTCATTCGCTGGTGGTCACCGTGGTTCGCGGAATGCCGTCTTCGCCGGTTTTGAGTTCGGATTGCGGTGGTGCGCTAAACGAGTTGGGCCGACCGACTGGGTTGGGGCCGCCCGGCTCGGGCGGGGGCGGCATCCCGCTTCCCATGCCCATCATGGACATCTGCTGCGCCGCCATTGCCTGCTGCGCTGCCATCTGATTGCCCAATTCGAGCGCCATCTCGGCTTCCATGCGCTGCGTGATGGTGACGGCGCCTTCCGGCGGCTCGCCCGCGTTGGGAATGTCAAGCACTTCCCACAGCGACCACCGATCCATCAGCTTGTCCTTGCGCAGCATGAAGTAAGTAAGCTGGCGCGTGGTTTGGCTAATGGACAGGAGCGAGTTGGGCGTAATCTGAAGCGCAAAATTGCTGTGGTGTTTGCGCGCGCGCTCCCAGAGCGGCTTCTGGAAGTCAAACGCGGGGTCGTAGTCGTCCTCGTCGGGGTGCATCGAGGGCACCAACGTGCCCGGTTGAAAGTCAAAGTCGTGCAGATCGATGCCCGAGGGGCCAAGCACCGCGATCCGGCGCGCCATCGTGTAGAACTGGAAGAAATTGGCCTTAACCATTTCACCCATTTCGCGCAGCGCGACCTCGAAGACCCTTGATTTGAGCCGCAGAATCGGATTCAGGGCTTCCTTCAGTTTCTCAATGCTGTCCGCAGACGGGGCCTGGCGCAACTGCGCCAACGCCGCAAGGTTCACGACGCCCGAAATCTGGTCCATTTCTTGCACGAGATAGGCCAGGAACTCCTGCACATCGTTCGGCAGGGCCCCCGGCTCATCAATGGTGATGCCACGGCCCGCGTTCGGGTTCTCTTTAAGCTTGTAGCCGGGGAGGCGTGAGTCAAATCGCTGCATCACGCTGTCGGGGACCGCGTTTTTGTCGGCGCGGATGCCGGGGCGAAGGATTTTCTTAACGTGGTCAGAAAATCCATTAAGCGTGTCGTTGATGCCGTCCTGCATCGGGCGCAGATCGCGGACCAAGCTGCTGCCAAAGAGCGTCCACGGCCACGGATTAAGAGTAAACTTGACTAGCGGGAACAGGCCGTGCCAATACGGGTTCGGGCCATCGTAAAGGATGCGCTCGCGGACCCAGACAATGAGGCGACCGCGGGGATAGAGCTTGGCGTCGTCGGCCGTCGCTTTGGTGCCATCCGGCTTGAGATAGCCCAGCGGGTAGACCGGATAGGCCCACGAGGTGCCCGGCTCGCCCATCGTGATGGGCACATCGCCCGTATGGAGCCGATCGTCTTTGAGGTAGGTCTTGCGGACTTCTTTGAGCGGAACGCCGGCGGGCATGTTGTGCCCGGCCTTCTGATTGATGCGGTCAATGACCGAGGTTGGCTTGATTGGCGCGATGTTGCCATAGGCGCGACCCGTGAACACGTTGGGCGCGCTGTCGGCCTTGAGGCCGTAAGCGCGTTCGCCGTAGCGCGCCTTGAGAGTAGAGAGGGTTTCGGACGATTTGATTGTGACGCCGTCCCAGGATTGCACGCTGAAGTCGTAGCGCGGATTGATCGGATAGACATCGCGGGGATCGACGGGGGTCAGGACAATGTCGCCCTTTCCTCCGGCGAGCGTGCGATCCCAGTTGACCTCGGCATACCCGGTGCCGGTCGCGGCGGCGTAGCGGACCACATCTGCCAGTCGCAGGTCGGCATAGGTGTTCACCCACCACGCACGGGTCAGCTTGTCGAGAATTTCGACCTGCTGCTCGTAGGCGGGGTTGAACGATTGGTAGCCGAAGATGGGATGAATGTCGGTGAGGGCGGCGACCAGTTCCAAGACAATTTTTTGGGTCCGGTTGTCCACGATGGCGGAGAGGGCCGGATTGCGCCGCCCGAGCTGCTCGCCCATGACGTAGGCGATATCTTTGTCAATGGTGGCATAGGCGGGTTCTCGTTTGAGCAGATTCTGACCTTCTTCCTCCCAGGCCAGCAGCATCTTGAGGGTGTCTTTTTCGTAGCCCGGCGAAGGGGCGGCGGTAAGATTGAGTTCGTCCATAGAAGTCTAACAACAGCGATCGCGGCGTATCGGGGCGTCGCTGATCGAATCATGCCAGTTGGAAGTCGATTGAGAAAAGGCGGTGGCGACGGTGCCGTGCTGGCGTTCAAGGGTGCGGAGGTGGTGCAGTGATTCGACCGTCGTGGGACGGCCCGAACCGTCCAGATGGACGGTTACGTAGGGAAAAATGTTCTCACGCCGAAGGCCGGCGACGGTGACCTCGCACAAGGCGTCGCAGGTCGGGCACGGTGGGGGCGGCTCGTCCGCCCCCAGCACGCGCTTGGCGAGGTAGCCGCAGGGGGCGCAGGCCACGGTCGCGGTCGAGGCGACGCGAGTGCGGCTCACAGATTACACCGCCAATCCCAGAACCGTTCCATCGCCAGATCTACATACTCGTGCAGCTCCAGTCCTTTCGACTCGGCCTGTTCTTCGAGGCGCACAAGCTGATCGATAGTGAACTGGTAGGCAATCTCGCCCAGTTCCAGCCCCGCCAGCCGTTCGACGAGATCGCAGACCTCATCGCCATCTTCCAGGGTCGTGTCCGCAATGGCTTCCAGCCGCCGCCGTTGGTCGGCATCAAGGGTGATGGGGCGGTCGGAGGGCGGCGGGGCATCGACAAACCGCTCCAGCGTCTCCTTGAGCAGCAAATTCACTTTGCCAGGGCCTTCGGCCCGCATTTCATAAGCTTCGTACAAATCGTCCGGGATCGAAAACGTCACTTTCATTAGTTTACAACTCCAACCAATCAGCCACGCCCGTCAGCAGGTCCGAATCAACATCGCCGTCACGACGGACGGTTTGTTGCGGCGATGGCGGAAGAGGTGGCTCCATGCGAAGTGTCTCAGCATGGCACAGACCGGGAGACACTGTCAAATTTCTGACACGGGCAATGTCCTCACCTGCAGCCCACTCGTCGGCGTGCGCCCCGTAGAAGGCGAGCAGCCACGCGAGGACGCGGTCATCCTTCTGGCCATGCGCGGCTTTGGCTTTAGCCATGCTGTGCGATGGCTCAAAGGCGACCATTTCCTCAATCAAAAAAGGTGAATGGAGCACAAAGTGTTTGTCGCGCAGCCCGTTGAGACCGCGGGCGATGAGGTCTTGCCGGGTCGATTCGTTGGTGGCGAAGCCCAACTTGGTGACGGTCTGCTCGGTGACGCGGTCAAACTTGCGACGCAGGTAGAAATGGCCGTACTGCCAGCGCACGCGGAGATCTTCGAGAGTGGTCGTCCCGCCGCCGGCGCTGTTCGTTTCGACGACTAGCATCGCCTCATCTTCCCGGCCCCGGTAGAGGCGGCCCACATGGGCCGCCACTTCGGCCAGCGCGTAGGGATCGGTGTGCGGGCAGGCGTATTCGGCGACTTGTTCGTCGGGGCGCGTGCGGTCGCCCACGCGCAGCACTTGGATTACCGCATTATCGCCTCCAGTGCCGCGGGCCGGGTCGATGCCGCAGACGTAGCGGTCGCCGTTGCGGGGCGGCTCCCAGACCAGCAGCTTTCCGTTGGCCCATTGGGAGGTCTGCTGGGCCGCGTCGGGCGGGGTGCGCGTGACGAAGTGGAGGGCGGAGGGAACGGTCATTCGGGGATGGTCTTGGGCAACGTCTTCAGCAGCCCTTTGGCGGTGTCGAAACGGGCGCGGCGGGCCGCGTCTGTGGCGGCTTTGGCCCGGGCGATGCGGTAGAGGCGGACCAGTTCGGCTTGCAGCGGGGCGACGTCCGTGTAGGGGTCTTCGACAAAGTGAGTAATGTCGGTCGCGAAGGTGCCGTCGGTAATGTGAACGGTGTAGGTCACGCCAGCCGGGAAATCGGGATCACACCGAAATTTGGACAGAGTCAGCATTGGGGGCCTTTGGAGGAAGGTCAAGAGCGGGCTTGTGCGAGGGTGAGAAGGATCGGGGATCGGGGTGCTTGGAGCGGCGGGGTCATCCCTGATACACCTCCACCACCGCTTGCAACGGCTTGGCGAGACTGCGCTGTTCCAGCAGGGCCTCGGTGCTGAACACGCTGGTATCCGCCAGCGTGAAGCACGTCTCGGGGTCGGCGGCGAACTCGGCCAGGAACTTATACAAGGTCCGGTCCTCGCGGGCCGCCAGATACTTGCGCTCCCACCAGTACATCTGCTCGCGGGTCAGGCGGATCGTCGTTTTGTTCCACTGGGCGCTGACCCGCTCGACATGCGCGGCGTGCGCCAGCGTATCTGCCAGCGGAGTCCATCCCTCGGGGGGACTTAGCCGCAGGCTCGGCTCGGTATACCAGCCGACAAACACCGGCACCCAGTCACTGAGCCCGTTTACACTCTGCTGCCACTTCGTGTACCACCAGTTTCGCCCCTTCGGGGACGACTCCATCGCGCAGAAGGCGTTGCGGCTCTTTGACAGGGCGGGTTCGAGCGCGTCGGTAATCTGGCTAGGGTCCTCCCAAGTCGAGATTTCCGACAGGTGCGCCACATGCAGCGAGCGCCCGCGGCCCAATTCGCCACTGCCGGTCCCGGTCGCGGTGCGCGCGCCGCGCTTGCTCTTGCCCCAGCCCACCCAGACGTTGCTGTCGGTGCTAAACTTGATCTCCTCCGACTTGGTATGCTCCAGCTTGCGCGGCGCCATCCACCACGGCAGGTTCTCGAAGGTGCGTTCCAGCATGTCGAACAGGTAGGCGGATTGGGTCTGCACGTCGGCCGCGATGAGCCCGTTTACGTTGCCATAGAAGAACGTCTTGTGCGCGATGATGGCTTGGATGAGAGACGAGGCCCCGAGCTGCCGGCCCTTCAGCGTCTGGAACCACATGTAGCCACTGCCGCCCGTATGCAGGTGCCATTCCCGCTCGGCCACCTTGTCCAGGATGAACCGCTGGCTCTCCCACAGCGCCATCGGCTCCTTGGTCAATTCCTTCGTCTTGACATAGGCAAACCGCTCGGCCCACCAGCGGAAGTCGGCCTTGCTCCGCGCCAGCGTGGCGAGGACGAAGTCCTCTTCCTCGCGGGTCAAGGACTGGCCCTGCTTGGGCGCCAGCCGCGCCATCCAGTCCTGTGCCTGTGCCGTGGTGTAGTCGGCCGCGGCCAAGCCGGGGCGGCGCTGCCGCAGCACATCCATCTGCTGCGTGAGCCGCCGGTCGCAGAGGCGGGCGTCAAACATGGCGGCCCTCGGGGCCGCCTAGAACGGCCATCGCGCCCCCAGCGCCGTCGGCGGCACATAGTCCTCGGTGCCTCGCGGCACCCGCGGCACGCCGCGTCGCGGCGTGCTCCGTCGGCGCTCTCCGTCCGCCCACACGCGCTGAATCGTGCGCGCGCTCACCCCGAAGCGTTCTGCGATCTCGGCGCGCGTGAGCTGGGGCGCGTCCCGCCGCACCTTCCGAATCGCCTCAATCTCGGTCGGACTCAATCGCTTCTGCATCGACAATCTCCAAACTTGGGCCATCGGTGGCCTTGACAAAGGACTCGAAGAACCCCGCGCCGAGCGCGAGGTTGGTCTGGGTGTTCACGGTGACTCCACCCCCCTTGCCCTTAAGTAACCCACCCATTTCGAGCAGCTTCTCCTGGTGGTCGAGGCTCGCCTCGCGATACAGATACCCCCGGCCCATGCACTGGCGGCACGCCACAAAGGCTTTCTCGGTCGGTTCGCCCGTTGGGCCGTACCGGCACGGACAGGGCACGGTCGTATTGACCGCCCGGCTAGCCAAATCCTCAACCACGCTGGGCAGACTGCGCTGCACCAGCACCGCCGCCACTTTCCCGCCAAGCGTCTCGTCGTGCTCGGCCACCAGCGCGGCCATATCCCGGCGCGTGAACTGCGCCATCTGGCACAACTTGGCGATGCCGACATCAGCGGCTTCCGGATCGTCGAGGAGCGCGAGCAGGGTCTCGCGTTTGCGTTGCACGTCGGGACTCGGGGCGGGCTGCGCCGCCAGCCGCCGCAGAGCGTCCCGGCCGCCGAGTTGTTCGATCCATGTTGCCCACGTCCGCAACGACCCCTCGCGCAGGGTCAGGGCTTTCGTCCCACTCATCAGTTGTCTCCATCAGGTAGTCGGTCAGGCGTCGTGGCTCGGCCGGCGCCTGGCTCGCCGCCCGCCACGGGGGCAGGCCCATCTGCCGCCGCTGCAACTCCACCAGCTCGCCGAGCGCGTCGGCGATCAAGGTCAGCGCGTCGGTCGGCGCGTTTAAGCGCGATCTCTTGATCATACTCCCATTCCCCCGGCAGGACCCAGTCGGGCGGGGTCCACGGCGCTTTGCCCTGCGGCGTTCGATACAACAACAACGCCGGGCGCCAGTCCCGGTTGCACCGGCCGCAATGCACCGTCCCGTCCGCCTTGATGGCACTGACCCGCGGCCCGCGCCCGCACGGACAGGTCCACGCGAGCGGCCCCACAATCGCCCCGACCCACGCTTGCCCATCGTGCGGGTCCACCCGGTTGACCGGCCCCTCCCAGAGTCGCCCCATGAATAGCGCGTTCCACGGCGCCCGGACCTCATCACTCCGCAGCGCCACCCCGAACCCCATGTTCCGGTTGCATCGGCAGGTCCGGCGCCCGGTGCGCCAATTCAACCGCGGCGCGTGCTCCAGACTGCCGCAATGAATACACACATACCGCACCGCCCCCATCGGCCGCGCCCGCACCACGCGCTCGCCCGGCGCCGGGCCGGTGCGTCGCTGTTTCTCGGCGGGCCCAATGGGCCAAAGCGTCGTCAAAGGCGTACTCACAGCCTGACAATAGCATAGCGGCAACGCCGCTGTCAAGCCGTTGACACCCCCCGGCCGCACACACCGTGCCAAGTCCCGCCCCGTCAGCCTGTTACCGCACTAGAGGCGTCAAAAAATTGACACCGCAGAAGCACACCTCTGGTCGCGCCCTCGCTGGTGTTTCATCTGCCCTTCAGCGCCGGACCCCCGCCCCCACTTCCCGGGGCACGGGGCAACGCGTTTGTCGCCCTTTTTTGAAATTTTTGAAAAACTGCGCGGAGGGTTAAGTCGCCTATGCCTCGCGCCTCGCCCCTCGGACAATTCGTCGTTGCCACGACTATTGTTGCCACGACTATCGGTGGCACAGCTATTGGTGCCACGACGATCGGCGCGCCGGATGTCGTTGCCACGCTGATAGTTAGGCGCGGGGCGAACGTTTGGCGAAGGCCAGCCGAAGGCTGGCCCTGGCATGGATTGTGCATGCGCCGGCCTGGTATGACAATTGCACGGGGTGCCGTTAGTCACCTGTCGGCTACCCGTGACAGACTGTAACGGCCGCAAGTGCTGCCGCCACTTGCATTTACAGA